ATCTCGGTCCCCGCGTTCAGGTTGAGCGTGTTGGAGCCTCCGTACGCGCTCCCGGTCGAGCTGAAGAGGTTGTAATAGCCGCTCCCCCCGTAGGTGAGGTACGTCGCGTTGCCGAGTAGCTGGCCAACATTCGACGCCGCGTTCAGGTACGTGTACCCGGAGCCGGCCACGATGCTCATGTTGCTCGCGGTCGGTGTGGCCCCACCGTAGAGGTAGATCGCTCCGATGCCAGCCCCCTGTCGCTGGAGCCACATGACCGGCGAACCGCCGTTGGTGATCTCCAGCGCAGGCTCGGTCCCGGTGCCCGTCGCTCCGAGGTTGAGCACGACGCCCCCTGCGGCGTTCGTCGCAGCGGGCGCCCACAGGCTCAGGTTGTTGTTGTAGCTCTGGATGATCGATCCGGTGGATACGCCCCCGGTGACCCCAGTCGTGCCGCTCGTGATTCCGATCGTCCCACCTACGCCGCCGCCAAGCGCCGCAGAGGCCCCGAGCGTCAGGCCGCTCGCGGAGAGAATCGCCTCTGTCGTGCCGCCGGCGGAGAAGTACGTGGTACTGGACGTGGTCGGCGAGTTGAGCTGAGTGAACGTTACCCCGTCGCCGATCTGCGCCCAGTTCGTTGCCCCCTTGGTCCCGCCGAGCCACAGCGCGCCATAGGCAGGATTGGTCGGGTAGGCGCCGATCGCCCCTACCAGCGTCCCTCCGCGCTCGAACAGGGCGGCCCCCTCGACCCCGGTACCGGTTGGGGCAGGAATGTTCAGCGCGATCGCGCCCGGGCTGCCGTTCGTTGTGGCGCCAGCCCCAGACTGGATCGTTACCCCGCCCCCGTTGGGGTTGACCGTCGCGCCCGCGAATGCGCCCTGAGCCTGGATGCTCATCGCGTTCGTCGCCGTGTCGGACGCCTTCGTCGCCTGCTTGAACTGGCAGTTCGTCATGCCGGTCGAGCACGCGACCTGCCCGGTCGAGGAGAACGATATCGCGCCGAACTGGGCCTGCGCGACGACGCCCCCCGTCGCGAGGTCCCCGCCCGCCGTGAGGAACGAGGCGGGGAGGCTGATCGGGCCCGCGCTGCCAAGTCGGTGCTGGATCGTCTCGACGCCCAGCGAGCCCAGCGCGCGCGCGGTCGCGTCGGGCTCGAAGACTGTCGTGGTGCAGGCGACGAGCGCCAGCAGGGGGAAGAGATAGAGGGGGAGGCGCATGTTAGCTCACCTTGAGGGTCGGGTGCGTCGTGGCGTTGGCGTAGTAGGTGAACCGGTACGAGCTGCGCGGGACTCCGGCCACGGCAGGGAGCGTCAGCGCGGACGGCCCCAGCACGACCGCGGACCCTTGCGGGTTCTCGATCCAAACGCTCGTGGGAGGGACGATCGTCGGTGCGCCGCTCACGACCCAGGTCCCGTTATGGTCGTCGATCTGCACCACCTGGCCATCGGTCATCGCCGGGAGCGTGACGGCGTAGGTGCCGGCCGCGCTCGTGTCGACGCCGACCACCTGGACGGCCCCGGAGATGGTGACCGTCGCGGCGGCGGTGAGGTAGAGGATAGGGGTAGGGGTGGAGCTGGAGCCACCGGAGCTCGCGATCGTGACGTGCGAGATTCCGTTTGTGGGGTCGTCAACGCTCGTGATTGTGACGTTCGATCCCGCGACGAGATCGAGTCCAGGCTCGCGCGGCAGTGGAGAGCCTCCGATCAGGATCTGGTAGATGCCTTTGAGCAGTACGTCGAGTCGGCTCATGCGGCCCCCTGAATCCAGAAGAGCGCCACAACGCCCGACCCGCCCGCGCCCCCTGCCCCGCCGTGACCGCTCGACGTGCCCGACCCGCCCGCACCGCCACCACCGCCACCCGACCCGGAGAACGCCGCGCCGTTCGTTCCGTTCCCGCCGACGACGCCGACGCCGCCCGAGTTCGCGTTACCGCCGGCTCCGCCCGCGCCTCCGCCTCCGCTCCCAGTTCCGCCCGGGCCGCCCGCGCCGCCCCCTCCGCCCGCGCCTCCGATGTACAATCCCGAGTTCGCCCCGACCGCGCCTGCCGCCCCGCCCGGGGACGAGTTACCGACCCCTGCCGCGCCAGGCCACGCGGGGTACGTCGCGGCACCCTCGGCGAACGAGTGCCCGCCCTGGCACGAGCCCTGTGGGAAGATCGGTAGCTGCGTTGTGCCTGCCGCGTTCGCGAGCCACGGCCCGTTGCCGGCCGGCTGCGCCTGCGTGGCGTGGTAGCCTTCAGCCCCCCCAAGCACAGCCAATACCGACCCAGCCGTCGCGTAGGGCGTGAGCGCGTTGGTCTGCGCTCCGCCTCCCACGGCGCCGCGCGAGATGACGGACGAGAACACGGAGTCCCCGCCGCGGCCTCCTGCGGTCGGGAGCGATGCGCCGAGCCCCGTGCCGGCTACGCCCGCTGTACCGCCCGCGCCAACGGTGACCGTGTACGTCGTGCCGGGGGTGACCGAGAGGGGAACGATTGCGAGGTCCGCCGCGCCGCCGCCCCCGCCCCCGCACGTCTGATTCGCTGTGGTCGGGGTACCGACCATCCCGCCCCCGCCCCCGCCGCCCCCGCCGACCACGACTGCGAGCGCCCACCTAACCGAGACTGGACACGTCCACGCGCCGCTCGACGTGAACGCCGCGCTCCCGCTCTGGATCCCGCTGTTGAGCAGGAACGTGAGGTACTGCGTGCGATCCATGATCCCCTGGAGCGAGGAGAGGAGACCCGATAGCTGTGCGCTCATCGGCATTCCGTCGACAGGGCACATGATCTGCGGCGTAAGGCTCATGTCCGTGGCTGCGCCGGTCGCGGTCGAGGTGAACGTCGAGCCCTGCAAGTCGAACGTGTTGGATGTGATGACGTTGATGGGGAACAACCCGGTCAGCGTCGATCCGCAGTTGATGAAGACGACGTCCCCTTGCGCGTAAAGGTGAGGCGCGAAGGTCGTGACGCGGACGAGCCCGGCACCGTTGTTGGCGAGCCCCGTGACAGAGGACGCGAGAGGCGACGTAACGTTGACTGCGCTGCCGGAAAGAACGAGTCCTGTCGTCATCGGATCACCTCACGTTACGTTGGGCACGGAGCAAGCGCTATACGATCCGGTTCCTCGGCAGTAGGCATCCCAGGCCGACAATGTGCCCGCAAGTTGCCCCACCGGCAGCCACACGCCAGACACGAGCGATCCGGGCGAAGCGCGATCGCCGGCCGGGCTCACGCTGCTGTAGGGCGACCACGACGTGCCTACCGTGCCCGTCCCCCCGTCGAACGCCACCACGATGTCGTGGTACCACGATCCTGCGCTCTTCCACGCCTGGACGATGGTGCGCACGGCGTCGATGGTCGTGCTCGGGCAACTGAGCCCCCACGAAGACGACGTGACTTGGTTGGCTGACGGCGGCGTCGTCGACTGCCATACGCCGCCAAGTCGCGTTCCCGTGTCGAGCGGAGGCGTCACAAGCTCGCCCTGCCCGAGCACCATGCCCGACGAGCCCCACGGCATGCCGGGGCCGATCCACGGGTAGGCGGCGATCGACCACGCGATCGGCCCCGGATCGAGCGCGATGTTACTCGGGTTTGCGATGATGCATGAGGTCGCCGAGAGCACCTGCACGATCGGGAACGTCCCGTTGTTCCCGGCGTGCACGGACCCACTCATCGTGATCCAGTGGCCCACCTGCGCGGCCGTGAGCCCGGAGAGTCCGGTGAGGGTGAGCCACGGCGAGTTGAACGGCGTCCCGCTCGTTGCCGGAATCCACACGCCCGCCGTCGCCCCAGAACCCATGACGCCGGGCGTGGTCGAGTAGCAAGCGCTCGCCGTAGTGACCCCCGTGGCGGCGCTCGACCCTGACAGCCCCGCGATCGCGACGAGGGCCTGGTAAAGAATGAGCCACACGCGCCACGGCTTCGACGATCCGTCCCAATTCATGTTCGATGGCGCCACGTTGTAGTGCGAGGGAGCAGAGCCAAGAGCGTCACCGATCCGCACCGTGTCCCACGTCGCGATTGTCGGGTACGAGCCGCCGACGATGGCCATCCACGGGTTACCCGTCGGTACCCCTGTCTGCGTCCCTTGGAGGTAGTAGCCTAGCTGCTGCAAGACGCTCACGCGCGACCCCGCGCCCCCCCACGCGTTGAAGGCTTGCGTGATGCGTGCGAGAAAAGCCGCACTGCTCTCGTTAGGCCCCTGCGTGAGTTGCCGATCGTGTGCGAGGTACGGCACCTGCGACACGTCCCCGAGTCCCGGGAACCGCAAGAGTGCGCCCTGCTGGAGCGTGTCGACCATCGCGTCGCTGCACAGTTGCAGCGTGTAGATGTACTCTTCCGCCGTCCCCGTAGTGAGCCACTCGGGGGCGATCGTGTACCACGTGTCGCGGAACGCGTAGGGCGCCGCCATCAAACGCCCAACACGGAGAGTGAGACGGTGGATAGGATCGCCTGGTACAAATTCGATGGGAACGCGATCCCGAGTCCGCTCGACAGGATCGTCGACCCGTTGCCCGACACGCTGAGCGCCGACACGCCCTCGACGTAGGAGGCGCCCCCGATGGTGACGACGCCGGCTTCCTCGAGTGCAGACAGGATGTCCGTCCACGGGACGGAGTACGGTGGCGTCGAGGCCGCGTAGCCGCCGAGGGGGTAGATCGCGATCTGCGTCGCGAGTTGGGCGAGGGCCGCGATGCGGTAGCTCGCGACGTACGCCTGGGGGACCGTGACCGTGGCCGTGATGGTGATGGGCAGTGCGAGGGCGCTGACGGCGAGTGCGGTCGTGTTGTCGGGAGTGACGTTCGCCTGGAGGAGCGCGTCGATCTGTCCGAGGTCGCCGCCCTCGACCTGGCCCCCGCCAGACCACGCGCCAGCGCTCGACGTGTTCACCGGGATCGAGAACGTCGTCGCGCTCACGTAGGTGGCGAGCCACGTGCCGTTGACCCCGGCGAGCCCAAGCAGCCCGGAGATGGTGACGGTCATGGTCGAGCCGACCGGGATCCCGTGCGGACTGGCCGTCGTGATGACGCACGGGTTGGCTGCGGTCGCGCCCGTGACGTGGAGCTGGGCGCACCCCGGAGTGACCGCGCCGCCCAGCGTGGTCGAGGCCGGCGTCGAGGACGCGCACACGACCGTCACGATCCCGGTCGCGGGGTTGCCGAACGCGTTGGCGACGACGGGGCCGTTGGTCAGCGTGTACGGCGGAGACTTCGCGGAAAGGAGCGTGGCCGCGCTCTGCGCGTAGTACGTGTACGCCTGCGCGGGCCCGTTCGGGCTGCGGCTCGCGAGGGAGAGCAGGGTGCGGGCCACGAGCGCCGTGTTGCTCTCCCAGTTCGAGCCCGCCCAGCCGCTCACGTTCGAGACGTAGACGCCCGCGTTCTGCGTTACCGCGACGTTCACGGCGCCCGGGCTCGCGTTGCTGGCGATGCCCGCAACATCGGCCTGCATGGTCGCGATGGTGCAGGAGTAGATCGTCCCTCCGCTCGTGTACGTCCCCGACGACGCCGCCGCGATCTGTAGGGTCGACGGCGTGACTGCGATGACGACGGCGAAGATGCCCGCGAGCCCGGACACGCCCGCGGACGTGGGCACGCTCACGTACGCGACCTGGTTGACCGCGAGCCCGTGGGGCGCGGCCGTCGTTAGGATCGTCGTCGCCGTGCCCGTCGCGATCGCTGACACGGTGCCGCCCGATCCGCCGATGATGCTCGACGGAATGGTCAGCGACGCCGGGTTACTGTACGTCGAGCCCGTCGCCGCGTTCGCCACGTGGTAGGCGCCGCCGATGTAAGGGCCCACTGCGGTCGCCTTCGTGTTTGCGATGGCAAGTGGGCCGGAACAGTAGGTCGCCGGGAGCCGCTGGACGCCGTACGTCGACTGCACAAGAAGGTCGAGCCAGCCGAGCGATCCCGTCGGGTTCTGGGATGCGTTGCTCGGGTCGGGGGTGACCGGAATCGTGGTCGTCGACCCGTCGTTGTTGACGACGGTGACCGAGCCCGACGCGGCGGACTGTAGAAATCCTGCCTGCGCGATGATCGATGCGTTCACGTCAGAACTCGCGAACGTAACCGCCTCGACCGCGAAGATCGTCCGCTCCGGCGCGCCCGGCTGCCATGACGTCGTGGGGAGGCCGACGCGCGTAGCGACGGTGAGCATCTGCCCGAACCACGTCCCGGTGGCGGGGATGGCCGGCACGTTCCCGTACGCGCCGATCCCGCTCGGGGTGGGCGTGAAAAGCTGCGCGGCGCTCAGGGTGGGGAAGGTCAAGGGCTCACCAAGAGCAGTTGTACGCCGACGGCAGACACGCTCGCCACGAGTTTGAACGGGCCGGCGGACGTTGCGCCCACCGCGGACACACTTAGTGCACCGTTCGTGAACGTGAGCGTGACGGTGCAGGACTTCACGCGCTCGTCCTTCAGCGCCTCGGCCGCCGCCTGCTGCTGTGCGTGCGCCGCGTCGGTCGGGGAGAGCTTCTGCCCGATAAGATCGGTAAGATTATAGCCGTAGTTCGGATCGTCCGGGAGCCGCCCCATCGTCGTCGACCATCGGCGCGCGATGGCCTCAGCGACGCACTGTGCGCCCGTCGCCATGTACGACGGCGATGACAGATCTTGACCGTTCGGGGTCCCCCAGCATGTTCCCAGGTTCGCCGGCTGCGTCATGTCACACCCCTCCGAAAAACGCGCCGAGTACGCCGACGCTGAACGTGTCCGTGGCCGCCAGCACGACCGCCGTGCAGGGGCCGGACGAGGGCGTGAGGCCATCGCCCCACGTCGTGGCCAGCGCCGTCGTCAAGGCCGCGCCAAGCCCCGTCCCCGTGCCCGTGTACGCGTACGCGAAGAGCGTTTCGTCGAACCGCCCCATGCACGCACCGAGGGCGGCCATCAGTCCAGAGGTCGCTGAGACGTTCGCCGCGATCTTTGCTGCCGCACTCACGGCCACGGCCACGGACGGCGGGGCCAGCGAGAGCGAGGCCACGAGGTTCGCCTGGTACGTCGCGAGCGCCGTGAGGGTCGCCTGCGGAGACGGGAGCGAGACAGAGCCGCGCGCGCGGAGCGACGCGGAGACCCGCGCTTGCGCTGCCGCCTTCGCCGCGATGCTCGCCTGTGCCTGGGTCGACGCGCCCGCAGTCAATGGGGAAAGGTCGGCGATACTGGCAAGCTTCGGCGATACCGTGAGTCCCGACCCAAACGAGAGCCCGCTCAGGAACGCGGCTACGTTCACCCCTGACGCCGTGCTCGTCGCGCCGAGGACAAACGCCGTGCACGAGACCGACGTCGGCGACCCGTCCACCCACGATGTCGCGAGCGCGGTCGTCAAGGCCGCGCCAAGCCCCGTCCCCGACCCCTCGTACGTGAACGCGTAGATCCCGACCGACGCGGACAGGAACGCGGACAGCGACAGGCCGAGCTCGAAGGACGCAACGAGCGCGAGCGACGCAGCGAACGAAGCTTCGAGCCCCGTCGACACGGAGAGATCGAACGCCACCGCGGGTAGCGATAGGGCCGCCGCGAGGGATAGTTGCCCTTCCGTCGTCGACAGCGCGGCCAAGTACGCGCTCGCCGTGGGCGGCGTCGCCGTAAGCGAGGCTTGCAGCGAAAGCGCGCCCGACAAGCTCGCGGATAGCTGGATTGCCGGAAGTCCGATCGCAAGCTGGAGCTGCGGGCAGATGCCGGGGATCGGCAGGCTTCCGGCGTAGACGAGGGCGCTCATGCACTTGTCACCTGCTGGGAGCCTTGCGTGATGACCCCATCGACGGGGGCCGTCACCGTGATCGTTCCGGTGACGGGACCGGCCGCACTCACGCCCACGAAGGGGAGCGCGGGGGGGAGGAACGACTGCACCTGATCGCCGAGTCGCGCAACGGGATTGCTGCCGCCGAGGATGCTCGCCATCGTGGGCGTCATGACGGTCCACACGCACACGGGACGCGACGGATCTCCGTTCAGGAATTGCACGTGACACGTCGAGCCCGATGGGGGCGCGTACGTGGCCACGCTCGACCCCACAAGCGGAACGCCTTGCAGATCGGGCAGGCCGATCGACGGGTCGACGGGAGTCGCGTCCACGGTCGAGGTCGTAGGGTTCTCGATCGTGTACTCGTAACGCCCGTACCATCGCGTGGGCGCAACCTGGCGGTCGATGATGGCCTCCAGGTCGCCGAGGAGCCGATCGCCTGCGGTCCCGGTGAGTACGTCAAGTCGGAACTGCCCATCAGGAGTCCAGAGGAACGTCACGCCCGCGCATGTCTGCGGAGTCGAGAGGAGCGGGTTCGAGAACGTGACCCCCGGCATCCACGCGGCATAGTCCTCGGTCGCGATCGAGCATACGCCCTCGTCCGGCTTCTGATCGACGAGCTCCCACGGAGTCTGTACGGGCGACGACGGCCACGCGGCGACCCTCGTTGTGCCGGTCGGATCGACGTACCAGGACGGGATCGCCTGCGCGGCGACGAGCTGCCACAGCACGTCGGACGCGATCGTCGCGGCGCGCGTGTAGAAGGGCCCCACGCTTCCCGACGGGAGAGGCCCCATCGTCTCTCCCGCCGCGCTCGCGACATCGGATAGGACGGATGACAGGTTGACGCCGCTCGGGGACCCGTACCCCTGACGACCGACCGGCGATCGCCATCCCCCCGCCCCCGCGATGAGACGGCAGCGTGTCTGCCCGCCGTACGTGTCCGATCGGTACACCGATCCCATGAGCGTCAGGTTGCCGACGACGACCGTGGCCGAACCCGTCACCGCGTCCGAGGTGGCGAGCTGGAGGTCGGCGGTCCACATGCCAACGAGCGGGATCGATAGCTCTCCGGACACGACCCGGATCCCGTTCACGGAGGAAAAGAGCGTCATCCTCCGCCTCCGGTTGGGTTCAGGTTCGCCGCCGTTTGCGCCGCGACGGCCGCTTTCGCTGCCGTGATGCGCGGGTCTTCAGCCTTCGGCACCGTCGTCTCGCTCTGGTCAGGCTCGGTCGACGCCACCGTCTTGACGATGGAAATGGCCGGGGGCGGACTCCACTCGATCAGCTCGAACGACGCATGGTACATCCCGTGGCCCTGGTACTCGATCCCGCTGTACTCGGCGACGACAACCGTCGTGAGCCCGATCGACGAGTGGCCCGGGTAGTACCAGGACATCCCGTTGGCGGCCTGCTCTGCGGGCGACACGCTCAATACCTGCTCGGCAAATGCGTCCCACGCGTCAAAGTCGGCGTCGGTCGTAAGCTGTAGGGTGACGGTCCCCATGACGGGCGGTATCGTGGTCAGCGTGAGCGTGGCCCCCGCGGTCCCCTTGCCGGCCTTCTTGTCCCATCCCGTCTTTCGCTTGAACCCGTGCATGCCGCCGACTGGGACGGTTCCTGGCGTCGTGGCCCCGGCGAGACGCGCGCTCGTCCACGAGTTGCGCGACGTGTTCGACGGTGAGATCGTGACGCTCGAAAGCGACGGCTTGACGGTGGGCGACGGGCCGGCCATCAGCGACCCCCCGCGAGCCGGATGCGCTCGAGCGCGGTAGAGATGCCGACGACGGACAGCGTGTGGGCATCCGTGACCCCTCCCGCCGCGTGTACGTTTACGGTGATGCTGCCCACCTGCGCCCCGCTCGGGGGCTTGCCGGGCGCGTCCTGCGCCGCGCTCATCATGCCCGCGCGAGCGGACGGGCTGAGCCCTTCGCGAGACATCTGACGAGCCTGGGGGGCGGGTAGGATCATTTCGCCCGGCGCAACACTCGCCCAGAACTCGCCGGGCGCGGGCCGTCCGACGAGCCCACCGGTCGCGTGCGCAGGCGAGGTCGGGACGTCCCAGTCGGAGCCGCCCCCGTTGCTCGACCTCTTGCCCCCGCCCGTGACCGAGGACGCTGCTGTGCCGATCGCGTCGATGACGGGCGAGATGCCGGTCAGGTACCCGGTCGCCTCCAGCACCGCGTCCGCGATGTCCCAGATCCAGCCGGCCACCTTCTTGAGCGGGGGTCCCCACTTGAGGGCGTAGAGCTCCAGCGTAAGGAAGGCGACTTCGCCCTCGACCACGAGCTCCGTCAGCCCGGCGATCATCGCGTTCACGCCGGCCTTGATCCCCGTCGACAGGTTCTTGCCCGTGGGAGTGCCGAGGTCGCCGAGGTGGATGACGTTCGAGATGGCGTCCGTAAGCGGGCTCGTGTCGATGCCGTCGAAGAGGTGCCCGAAGATCTCGCTGGCCTTCGTCTTGAGCGTCCCGAGCTCGGAGCCCATCGCCTCGAGCGGCCCCTTGCCCTTCTCGTTAAGCGACCCCTCGAGCGCGTTACCGAACGCCTGCGCGTCGATCGTCATCCCCTGGACGAGCTTGCGCCCGCCCACCAGCATGTCGCCCGCGCCAAGCTCGTGAAGCGTGTTGATCAGCCGGCGATCGACCTTGAGCAGCCCCTCGTGGGAGTCGATGGCCCCGCGGACCTTGCGCGTCAGGCCCTCGTACGCGGTCGCCCCTTCGCTTCCCCCGATGGCCTGCGCGCTGGCCACGGCGCGGACTTGCGCACGCAGCTCGCCGAGGTCGGTCACGCCCATGGCCTCGAACTGCCGCGTCCACTCCGCGAGCTGCGTTCTTGACTGCGGAAGCTTCGCGGCCATGTCGTCGAGCATGGCCATGGTAGCCTTGCCCGCCTCGGGTCCGTGGCCGAGGGCCTGAAACGTGGCCTCAAGCTTCTCGTTGACGGCGTTGACCTCAAGCGCCATTTCGACGGCGCCCTGGGCCACGCTCACGGTCATGGCCGCAAACGCTCCCCCCGCGCGGATGGCCGCCGCCGCGACTTGCCCAAGCCCGGGCGCGACGAGGTCGAGCGCGCTTGCCATCCCCGCAAGGGACTCTGCTGCCCCGCTCACGACACCTCGAAGCTCCCCAGCCGCGAGAGCGGATCCCATTTCTCGGAGTCCCGACGCGACCCCCTCAAAGGCCCCTTTGACGACCTCGGCGGGCTCGACGATGCGGATCAGCCCCGCGGCGAGCGACTTGTGACCCTCGGCCGCGTGCCCCGTCGATGCCGCCTGCGCGTCGAACGCCGCGTTCATCTTGAGCGCCGCGTCGTGCATGCGACCCATGGCCTGGGCGGCCTTGTCCTGCGCGGCGACCTTGCGCTGCTCGGACTCGCCGATCTGGGCGTTCATCTTGAGCGCCGCGTCGTGCATGCGACCCATGGCCTGGGCGGCCTTGTCCTGCGCGGCGACCTTGCGCTGCTCGGACTCGCCGATCTGGGCGTTCATCTTGAGCGCCGCGTCGTGCATGCGAGCCATGGCCTGACCCGCACGCTGGACGGCGTCCGTGGCTCGACCTGCGGGCGCCGAAACGGCGTCCTCGAGCGTCACGCTGAACTTTAGATCGGTGTCGCTCACTTCCGCAGGGCCTCCAGGAGAACGCGCAACCCGATCAACGTCTCGGCCACCCACTCCGCCGCCGCGCGACCCTCGGCTGACAGGGGCTCACCCGAGACGACGGCCCTCGCCCACTCCGTCAGGCCGTCGGCGTACTCGGAGGGGGCGAACTCCTGACGCTCACGCCTTTTCCCAAGGCCTTCGCGACCTCGTCCTCGACCATGCCGCAGAGGATCGCCACCGCGGGCAAAAACTTGTCCTGGTTGCTCGTGAACGCGGGGTGCTCGTCGAGGAATCCGGAGAACGCGGGCCTCGCCTTGGCTGTGTCCGTCTCGCCATCGAAGGCGGCGAGGAGCACCTGGGCCAGGAGGTCGAGAGACCCCGGCTTCTCGCGCGGGTCGTCCTGGCGCGCACGATGGCCGTGCATTTCGTCGCGCGTGGGCCGGCGGAACACGATCTGGTGGCCGTTGTACTCGACGATGGCGACCTTGCCGACGCGGGACCGGATCGCTTCGATTTCTTGATCGGACAGGTGCATGGGCGCCTCAGTAGATGACGAGCGGAGCGGCGAGATCATCGATTCCGTTGAAGAGGATCTTCGTGGGGTTGAGGTCGATCTTGCGCGTAAGCGGCTTCGTGCCCGTCGCGTTGTCGACGTCGGTCGAGTCAAACGTGCAGTTCAGGATCGTGTCCGTGTACGGTGCGAGGTTCACGCCGACGTACGAAGTGAAGATCGTGAATGGGGTGTCCCCGTAGCCCGGGAGAATGTTCTGGAGCGTGAGCAGGAGGCGCATGTACCAGTCAAAAAAAACCTCGACCGTCGCCTGGTACTCGTTGTCGCCGAGGGTCTTGCCCACCGGGTCGGGCGAGTTGCTTCGGGCCATGTCGCGCTTGCGTGTGCGGCCGTACTTGATCGACACGAATCCTCCCGTGAAGTCGAGTCCGCCGATGTTCATGCGGACGTGACCGAACGAGCGAACCGCGCCGTTGGTGATCGGTACCTGTAGCGGAACTGGCTGGGTCACGGGTCAACCTCCGGTGTTGAGCGAGATGGTCTCGGTGATCGAATTTGCGAAAGGCTCCGGGGTCACGATGATCTGTATCGGAACGACGCCGGTCGAGAGAACGTTCTGCGTCGGGCTCACGATGACGTTGACGGCGGAGACGAGATTGGTCTGCACCATGGTCTCGTTGAGGGCCTTGTTGATGGCGCCCTGAATGATGTTGAGCTGGATCGGGTCGAGGGTGCCGTTCTGCTGGACGACGAGCTTCTTCGAGACGTAGCCGATGCCGGTCGCGTACCCGACGCTGCAAGCCACGTCGACCACGTTTCGGATCGCCAGTTCGGTGATCTGCGAGCCGGGGGTCGAGAACATCGGCTCCTGACACTGGAAGAACCCGGCCCCCTTTTTCGGCAACGTCATGAGCGACGCGATGTTGCTCGCGTTGAGGCCGGGCGTGACGCGCTCGTCGTGGTAGATGAAGCCGTCCGTGGGGTCGGAAGCGGGGTTCACGAGGATTGACGAGTAGGCGCCGAGGTCCACCTCGCCCGCGCGCGTCGATACGTCGATTTGCGTACGCCGTACGGCCTGCGACCACGTCCCACATCGACGGTACGCGGGGATTCCGCCCGCCGAGTTCGCGTAGGGGCTGGGCGTGTTGTAGTACCCGGACCCTCCGCAGATTCGCGGGTAGTTGGAGAGGCCCGCCGTTGCGGTCTGGAGGGCGGAGATCCACACCGCCTCTGTCTCTCCTGACCCGCCCCACGCCGTCGGAGTGAGCGCGTCGCGCAGGTCGACGATGACGCCCTGGAACTCGTAGAGCGCTACGCCGGCCTGCACTTGATTCGAGATGGTCACGACGTCCGCGACGGTCGATCCGCCGTGCATGAGGTCGCCCACGACGTGCGAGGACCCGACGCCCGCGACCCCGTACTGGCTCGCCTGGAACGCCGCGATGGCCGCCGCGTACCCCGCCCCGTTCGACTGGGGTCCAACGGTCGCAAACTGCCACGAGTCGCCCGCCTTCATCGTGCCCGCGCCGAACGCGATACGAAGCCCCGTGCCACCGACCGCCACCGTGTTGAGGGGCTGCCCGAGATCGGACGTGACAGCCGTCCCGAGGCTGAACACGTTCGACCAGTTACGTCCCGCGTCGAGCGAGGTCACGAACTGGATGCCGGCCGTTCCTATCGTTCCCGACGTGACGCACTTGAGGATCACGAAATAGCTGTCCCAAGCTCCGTAGGTCGAATCGACGACGGTGGTGATGGTCGTGGTCGAGCCGTTCGGCACGGATGCCTGCACCGCGTTGGCGGTGCCCTTCGTCACGAGCGAGCAAGGGACGGCGACAACCACGTTCCCGGCGGCGCACACGAGCCCGGCAGCCTCGACGAGCGGGCCGCCGATGAGGGCCGCCTGGAGCGCGGTCGGGCTCGACGTCGCGACGGGCTTGTTGACCGTACCGCCGATCGCGACACCATACTTGGCCTGCACGTTCTGCTGTGCGACCGAGAGCGCAACGGTGTTGCCCTGGTCCTGGACGACGACGCTGATGTTCGGGATTGCGGGCATGGTGGCCTCTTAGGGAATGTGGAACGTGACGACGTCGCCCGACGCGACGCTTGACGTCTCGACGGTGTACTGGATCGACGTGACGGTCGCGGAAAGGAGGGGGAACTTGGTCACCGGGTGCTGAACTTCGAGGACGCCCATCCACTGCTGTCCGCGCTGCGTCTGCGTGCCGGCACTGGCAGACTGCGAGGGCCACCCGTCGCGCAGGATGCGAGCGCGCGCGGGGCCGATCGTGTCGTAGAGCGCCCCGTACAGGGCGTCGACCACGGCCTGCGTCGCGTCGAAGTCGCCGAACGAGGGCGATGGCGGGTTGGCGGCGCCCGTGACGTAGATCTCGAACGTCGGGTAGCTCGTCGCGAGTTGCGGCTCGAGCTGCTCGGCCGTGACTTCGGCGGAGGGGGCGAGCGAGCTGCCGCCGTAGGGCTCGAGTCCCCACGCTCGTCCGCCCGTAGGGATGAAGACGATCCGAGGCGACGCGACCGCGCTACCGAGCGCCAGCATCTGCCGACCGAGGAGGATCTGCCAGTCGGGGAACGCGTAGGAGATTGTTCCTCCGCTCGTGTAGGCGCCCGTCCCCACGCTCGCGACCGTGTTGCCTTGCGCGTCGTACGAGGAGAGCGTGAACGTGTTCGCGTCGGTCGGCGTGAGGATGAAGGTCCCCGAGGCCCCGGAGATGCCGCCTACGCCCGCCACGACGCCGTGCACGACGCGCCCGAGGGGGACGCCGTGGGCGGTCGACGTGAGCGCGATCGGGCTCGTCGTGGTCGCCCCCGAGACGGGGAACGTGCCCGCGACCTGGCCCGCGCCGACGAGGGTCGTGGTCAGGTAGAGCGAGATCGCCCCGACGAGAGCGCCGATCATCGCGAAGCCTCCGCGACGGCCTGCGCCGCTGCCTCACGGATGGCGTTCGCCCAGCTCGGAGAGAGCGAGCCGGTCGGGATGAGGGGGCGCGCGGGACCGGACCCCTGCGGGCCGTCCCAGCCGGTCTGGTGGGGCTGCGCGGGGTGGGCGATGCTGCCCACGATGAGTCCTCCGCCGACCGCTTCGATCGACACGCTCTCGCGCATCGCGCCCGTGTCGGTGAGGGGTGGCGGGTGCCGACCGGCCGCGAGGGTCGACGGCGCGAGCGCGCGCCACTCCCGGCCGTACGGGTCCGTGCCCGTCGCGAACTCCCCTTCGACAACCTCGGCGAGGGCGGTAGCCGCGAGCTCCGACGCGCGCGTGGGCGTCTGGGCGAGAGCGCTGATCCGCTCTGCCCACGCCCGAAGCTGCGCGTCGTCCCAGCTCACTTGAACACCGGAACGCCGGCCGACGACACGAGTCCGACCACGGTGGCGCTCGTGCCCGTGAGGTAGACTCGATCGATCGGCACGAAGATCTGCTGCCCTACAGACGTGCCCGCGAACGTCGTAACGCTGCCGCGCGCCGTGTGGATCTTGAGGGCGCCGGCGGCGGTGACCATGAGCCCGGAGAACGGGCCAGCGGGGTCGGGAACGGTGTCGCTCGGGGTGACGGCCACCACGTCGTCGTACGTCTGGGAAAGAATGCTCGCCATCGCTCAGAACCCTCCGACGACCGACTTGCCGTTGCGCACTTGCTGCCATCCGCGAACCGGCTGGGACGTCACGACCGGGCCGCTGTTCCCGGTCCCCTGCCCATCCGGTACAGAGGGCGTGACGGCGGGGTGAATGGCCTGCCGTGCGACCCCGGGAAACCAGCCCGAGCCCGGGCGATCGGGGTAGCCGATCGCCTCGTAGTACCGCGTCTTGATGTTGGCGTCCGAGCCCGCCTGCGGCGCCCACCCGATCTGATCCATCATCAGATACCAGGCGATGTAGGCGGTCATCTGAACGATCGACGGGTCGATGGTGCCGAGGAGCGGCATCACGTACCGGTCGTTCATGTAGGAATCAGCGCGCGCGGTCGCGTCGATACAGGCCTGCGTCTGTACGGCGGGGGGAACGAGCGCCAGCGTCGCAGCCGGGCCGTACTGGCCAAGCTGCGACGTGGCGACGTACGGGGCTCCCCCCGACCCAGGCATGACTCAGCCGCCGACCGGGCCGGAGCGGAGCATGAGGTACGAGTACCCCCAGCCCGGCGCGACACGGTCCCAGCCGCCCCACGTGTAGCGGTGCGAGTCGAACACGATCGGATCGTTCTCCTGGATCCGCGGCACCGTCTTTGGGGCCTCGCGGACGAGCCAGACGAGCGGCTTGACCGAGTGCGATCCGTCGAAGAAATAGAACCTCTGCGTCTTCTTGAGCGCCCGGTTGACGACGATCCGGATACCCACCTTCGCGAGTACGTTGTCGGCCGCGCCGACCTGGCCCGTGAGTGGAGAGAATCCGCCCCACGTCGGACTCGCCAGCGAGGTCGCCTTGACGATGAAGGCGGCCTCGTCCTGGAGGGTCGTGGGGACCATCAGTGTGTCGAACTGCACGCCAAGCTGCTCGCCATCCTCGCCGGGGATCATCATCCCGTACGCGCGGAGTGTCGTGAAGCTCGTGGTACTGAGCGCGCCGCCGATGACTGTGCCGGCGATGGTCTGGGACCCGATGAAATCGTTGCAGTAGGTGCCCGTTCCGCCCGGTGCCGTCGAGCCGAAGAGCGCGGCCCCGCCGAGGTTCGTCGTCGGGTTGAAAAAGTCGATCGGGTGGGCGGTCGAGAAAAACGGGAGCGTGTCAAGGCCGAGCTGCCGGACGCCGGTCTGCATGCCGACGTTCTCGAGCAGGTCTCGGCACTCGTACTCCGGCTGGCGTTTGAACGCCCGCGCGAGCTCCGGAAGCTGGCGCCAGAAGATCGACATCTGGTTGGGGTCGCTGTCGTCGAGCTGAAACCTGTCCTGGAACAGCGTCGACTCGTACGGAATCGGGCTTAGGGTGTAGGTCTGCGCGGCGGTCTGGTAGGGCTGACGCGAGCCGAGCCACGGGCGAGGGCGAGGAGCGCGGCCCGTCCAGCCGTAGGTCTTCTGGGACCCTCCGGACATGACGTCGATCTTGGCGTACTCCTTCCACGTGAGGGTAGGATCCATTTCCTCGTAGATGGCGCCGATCGACGTGTCGACCGTCGTGATAAACGCTGCATAGTTCGCCGGAGTCATGTCAGCGTCCCTCCAATCGTGTTGAGCTTAATCGGCCAGTAGTTCGGGCCGGGGGCGTACCCTCCGCCCGCGATGCCGGGGTCCTGCGCGAGCTGAATGCCGAGGGCGGGTCGCGTCGCGCCGCCCGACGTGGCGCAGGCGATCGGGCCGTTCGCGTTCTCGCCGCCGTAGTAGACGGTCTTGCCGTTCGTGGTGGCGCTCAGGAGGTCCGCGCCGGTCCCGCTCTGGATCATGAACGATCCGCATCGAACGTTGATCCACACGGCTCCGTCCGTAGACCCGCCGAGCACGCCGGCACCGACCTCGACCTGCGTTCCGCCTGCGGGACGGTCGACGATGCCGGCCACGAGGTCGGCCGCTCCAGCGACCGCCGCGTTCTTGACGTAGCCGGTAGTGACCGAGCCCGACCCCGAGATGAGAGCGACCGCGCCCTCGTAGAGCTGCTGATTCGACCCGACTCCGTAGGACGTGAGCGACTGCTCCGTGCCGACGGGCCAGGACTTGATGTCTGTCGTTACGCCGGCCATGTCAGTACCCTCCGTCGCCCGGGCGCGGTGCCTTGGCGAGCTGCTTCGTGTGGTTCTCCAGCGCTGCGGTCACGAGCTTTTCGCGGTGCGCCTTGGGGTCGATGAGACCGCACGCGGCAACGGCCTCGTCGATCATCGCGATAACCTCCTTCGGCAGGCTCGCCTCCGTGCCCGGGGTGCCCGTGCGCGGCTTGAGGAGATCGCCCTCGGCCGTGATGACCATCGGCTCCCCCTTCTCGGCCTCCTCAACGTACGCCTGGAGACCCGCGAGGGTCATGGCGCTCGTCGTGGCCTTCACGAGGTGGGGGGCGATGTAGCGGGACGCGCGAGCCACGAGCGCGGATCGCTTGGCTGCATTCGCCTCGGCCTTCATCGCCTTCACGTCCGCCGCCGTCCGATCCGAGATGGCGAAGCGCGCGAGGGCGGCACCGATCGCGGCAGAGCCCTTGCGGCCCGTTGCGGCTTCGATGGTGCGGAGAGCGGCGGCGGCCGTGGCCTTCTCCTCTTCCTCCTCGCCATCCTCCTCGCCGCCCGGCGGGGCCTTCGCCTTGCCCTTCGAGGACGACGCCTCTTCCTCCTCGCCCTCTTCCTCCGAGGACTCGTCGCCGTCGTCGTCGCCGTCGCCGTCGTTGTCGGGGGCGTCCTCGCCCTCCTCGCTCGACGTGTGCTCGACGTGCTTCTCGGTCTTCTTGTACGCCTTGAGATCGGCTGCAAGCGCGAGGAGCTTCTTCGGGTCCGTCTCCTTGGAGATGGCCGCCTCGGTCTTCTTGATGAGGGCTCGGATCTTCAGCATTTGGGCTCCGTGGTTGCCACCGGATTCATGGCTCAACGTTGATCGGTTATGACTGTTCGCGTCAAGCCGATTTGCTTGCGCGCGTGGTTTCGGATGTTGATTGTTGGCGCGCCTGTCGGTCTCGTTGCCGCCAGCGTTCTGCCATTGTGTGTCCGTTGTGGTGTCGTCGGGTTGCAGCCCGGAGATCGCCTCATCGAAGCTCACCACCTCGTCCACGAGTCCGATCTTCTGCGCGTCGTTCGCCAGGTAGATCGCGGCCTGTAGACTCTTGACTTTCGCGACCGAAAGCCCGCGCGCTTTCGCTGCGATACGGAAGAACGTTCGGGCCAGTTTGTCGACGCGCCCACGCTCGGACGCGATGGCTCCGTCCGTGATCTCGGCGTGCACGTGCCCGTCCGCCTTGCGGGCGCCGGAGGTGATGAGCACAACGTCTATGCCGTCACGCTCGTTGGCTCGCGCCTGGCTCACCATCGTGGAGATCACGCCGATCGACCCGATGATGGCCGCGGGGGGGGCGTAGACGTTCCGGCAGCCGCAGCACAACGCGAACGCGGCCGAGGCTGCTAGTTCGTTGACGTACGCGTCGATCGGTACGCCCGTCTCTCGCTGCATTCGCCGCATGGCGTAGACGCACTCGTTGAGGCCCGACACGACGCCGCCGGGGGAGTCGATGCAGAGGAGGACGCTCGACGGCTTGGTCGCCTCGACGTCAGGGAGCGGCTCAAAGTCGTCGTCTAGGCCGTGCTCGTACTTGTGCCTCTTCTGATCGATTGCGTGCCGCGTAACAACGTCCTCGCCGGTAGACGCCTCGCGCAACCGCTTTAGGATCGTTTCGTAGTTGTCGTCATACGAGTCCGCGTGATGATCGAGCGCCCCGCGGACGTGTACTACGGCGACCTCCCCGAGACGCTCGCTCGGGACGGGTCCGCCCCCGAACATCCAGAAGAATCCCTGCGGCCCCTGCCGGATGGTGCCGGGGTCGAGCGCGAGCATTTCCCCCGCACGGACGAAGCGCGCTACCGGTCGAACGTTCATGGTGCCTCCGGCATCTTGGGCGCGGGTGGCATGCCTGGCGTGCCCGCGTCTCCTCCGCCCGATCCGCCCTCGTCCGCCTTTGCGGGCGTGGACTTCACGGGCTCTACGATCTTGAACTTCGGGAGCCCCGTGAGGCCCAGGTGGTCGACGGCCCACGCGTGGACCTCGGACGCGTCCGTGAACTCGACGCCCCCTCGCCGAAGGACCTCGACGCCCTGACCGAACGAGTAGAACCGCTTCGATCGGTCCTCAAGTTCCTTGTTCGCGGCGATGTCGTACCACGTCCACGGCGCGAGGTCGGCGTCTCCGAAATTGAGGAACGCGAACGGACGAGCGACTTGCGAGTAGAGCGTCGACTTCCAGTTCTGATTGTCGAACTGAGTTCCGCCGAGTTCCTTGTCCTGCGCCACGCTCGCCGCGGCGTACGACCCGCCCTTGACCTCGGTCGTTAGGTTGACCATCAGGATCGCGAGGACGATCGCCATGTCACATCGGTCGATCTGCGCCGGGTGGACCTGCCATGCTTGCGAGGTGGCCTCGACGAGCTCGTAGCCGTACCCCTGGCCGTCTTTCGGGTCGACGCCGCCGGGAACGATGAGGGCCGCGTCGGCTCCGAGCGACGCCAGCGCGGACTGAAACGCCATGCGCTCGACGGGGTCGCCCACGATGGGGACCCGTCCCACGCGCGTCGGGTTGCCGTGGACTTCGCCAAAGCGCGCCATGTCTCGGAACCCGAAGTGCCGGAGCGCCCACGGTTCCGTCACGGGCCTGAGCGCGCCGCGCATCCAACCGCGATATCCCCACGGGGAGAACTCGAGCCACTTCCCGTTGCCGGGGATGATCGGGACAACGCCCTCGGACCCGATCGCCATGTAGCATCGCTTGTCCCAGTCCCAGTACTCAAAGACGGGGTGCCACGGGTGAAGCGTGGGCGCGTAGCCCAGCCCCCTCTGGTGCGTGTCCCAGCACAGTTGCCCGTGCGAGAAACCCATCATGGTCCCGTAGTCGTGGAGTTGGCGAACTCCGGCGGTCCCGGAGAACCGAGGCCACCAATCGCGCCACACATCGCAAACTTCGCGCGCCGCCGCGCTGTCGTTCGCAGGCTTGAAGCGCGCCTCTCGACCGAAGAGCGCCGAGGCGCGCGCGTTGAGCGTGGCGGTGACGCGGTCATCGCCGAGGATGCTCTCGCACAACATCCCGGACGAGTAGAACTGGCCCATAATATGCGCGTAGATGGCTCCGCGCATCTGGTCGATCGACCACGTGTTCTGGATCGTGACGAGGGGTACGTCTTTGTACACGAGCGCGGCCCGCGCGCGCGTGCTGCCGTCCGTCGCGTCGAGGGTCCGTAGAAACGCCGGGTCACTCGTCCCGAACTCGAGCCCAGCCACCTCGCGCTTCGCTCGCGCGAGCACGTCGAAGGGAACGCCTCCCCCACGAGCAGGCCCCGAAGGGTCGCCGGGCGGCGGTCCGTAGCCGGGATCAGGTTCGCGGGCCATGCGGTACGTCAGCGCGCGACCGCTTCGTGCACCTGGACGGGGAGGAGCCCGCGCTCGACGGGGGCCTGCGCGGGCCTCCACTCCGTCGCGAGTCCTTTGCCTCCACGCTCGGGGTCGTGGTCGCACATGTGCGGGGACAGCGGCTTGCCGATCATGACTTTGTCGGCGCCCCAGAACGTGTTGTTTCTCCAGTCGCGGTACTGCTCGGTAACAGCGTCGTTCGGAAGGTATTCTTCACCGGCCGCGACGGTCATGGCGAGGGCGAGCTTGCCGGACGGCGAGAACTCAATTTGCATGTCGTCCGGCACTTTCCCGCCGTCCCGCTGGTACGTGAGCATCCCCTTGGGCCACTTGTACTCGGCGAGCCCGACGACCTTGCCGTGCGGGAACCCGGGCACTTCCTGGACGCGCAGGAGGAACGTCGAGCCCTCTGCGCCGATCCCGGGGACGTCGCGGTACCGCGTCCCGGCGGGCGGGCTCACGAGAGCAAGTTGCCGCTCGGGCGCCATCCCGGTCATGTCGAGCGCGGAAGGGTTCCGTCGCTGCATCGCCTCCAGGAGCTGCACGAGATCGCTCGACTGGGACGGAGCGGGCCGGGTCGCTGCGAGAAGCGCCTCGAACTGCTCTGCGGTGAGGGTGACGGAACCGGTCGCTGCGTCTTTGCTCATGTGGGGGGGGTCTCCTGTGACCCACCCTGACACGGCTAGACGCCGTGCGTCAATATTCTGTCCGCACCCACCCCCCCACCGTCCTCCCCTCCGCCCGCGCCTCCTCGCGCACGCGCACGAGTTCCTCCGCCGTCACCCGTACCGCCAGCCGATGCCCAAGTCGTCCCATAGCGCACGGTGTACACCAGGCCGACCCGACGCGTCAAGGGTGCCCACCACTACGCCCCACCGATCGACCTAGCCACGGGCCAGCGCTGCCACGAGGCGGCCCGTAGGCGAGGGGATGGCGCTCGCTCCGTGTGACCCACGCTGCCAGCGTGCGGACGCGTCCAAGGGGCGGCCAGGGGTGAGTGAGAGGGGATGTGCGATCGTGGGCGGGGTGGGGTGGAGCGTGAGAGGGGTGGGGTCATATCACGAAGGGGGTGGGGTGGGGACGGGTGGGATACCCGCACACACTTCCTAACAAAACTCCGCCCACGCTGTACAAAGCCCAGCTCTGGCCCAACTGGCCCAACCTCAAACGTGCTCCCGTACGTATAGGAGAATGGGAGGGGACTACCTACGCTATACACGCGCGCGCGCGAAGGTCTGGTCGGGACCCCTGATCGAGGTTGGGCCGGGTGGGCCAGACGCTCGCGCCGGGGTGCCGGGCGGGGCTCGCGCCAGGGGGCTCGCGCTGGGCGGTCCCCAGGAACAGGAACGGCCCGGCCCCCATCGAAGGAGACCGGGCCGTGGTGTGGCTCGCGCAGGCTCGGCTAACCGAGGTCGTCCGGGGGCGGCGCGGGAGCGGGGACGTAGCGGCGGGCGCGGTCGCCGTCCGATCGGTGGTGGCGGCGCACGACGTACCCGAGCTCTCGCAGGCAGCGCGCCGTGCGCATCGACTGGCGCACCTCGATGTCCGCTCGTCGCACGTGGAGGCAGTTCTCGAGGACGTCCCCCGTCGTGACGCCGTCCTGGAGTTCGAGGGGGGTGATGACGGTCCGGGTGTAGCCGCCATCGGTCACCGTCTCGCGGGTGACGGGCGCCCGGAGCCACGCGGCGATCATTTCGACCCACGGGTCCTGCTGCACGCGCTCCGTTTGCTGGGCCTCGCAGAGCGTCCGGAGGCCCGCCGTGTCGACGTGCCACGGCTCCCCCGCGCGGTACCGGTGCACCGCCTCCGCCCAGAGCTGGTCCCGGTCGCGCGCGATGCCCTGCCAGTCGACGGAGGGGGCCACGCGCACCGGCCAGAATCGGCGGTTCCCGGTCCGGTCGATGAGGTACTCGTCCTCGTTCGTGGTCCCGCCGAACACGTTTTGACGCAGGAAGTCACGCGCCCGGTGTGCGTACGGGGGCCGGTAGTGATCCCGGCGGCTCGTGATGAAGTTCTTGACCTTCGTGACCTCGCCCTTGCGGAGAGAGTCGAGTTCGTCGAGCCCGTAAATCCAGACCGCGCGCAGGTTGTCGAGGGCGTCTTTGTTCGCCAGGTCGAGGGGGGTGTCCGAGTACCACTCGGACACCGGCACGAGTTCACGGAACGCGCTCGTTTTGCCCGCGCCCGTCTGCCCCTCGAGGACGAGCACGCAATCGACCTGGCAGCCGGGGGCGAAGATCCTCGCGACCGCGCTGATGGGCCACCGTACGCCGACCCCGCGCTCGTAGAGGGAGTCGTTCGCGCCGCAGTACGTCACGAGCCAGGACGGGAGCCGTTCGACGCCGTCCCACACGAGCCCGTCGAGGTACTCGCGCACGGGATGAACTCGGCGCGTGTCGGCGGCGAGGGCGAGCCCCTGGTCGACCTCGGCGAGGGGGAACTCGAGACCGTCCGTCCGCGCGAGCCAGGCACGGAGCCGCCCCGTGTCCGCGTCCCCCCAGACGCCCGGCTCCACACTCGTCGGGGCGTCCTCGGAGTCCCACGGCGGCGGCCGCGTGGTGATGACCGTCTCCCGGAACTCGTCGTACGCCACCACGTCCCGCCACCGTGGGTGGTGGCGGAGGTACGTCGACACGTTCGCGGCGATCGGGCTCGTCACCACCCCCTGCTTCGTCTCCCTCGTCACGAGGTGGTGCCGCCACGCGTTGTCCACCGACGTCACGCGCCCGTGCCGGTCCGGGATCTCGCCGGCGGCGATGCTCGCGTGCTCGTCGCTCGGCTCGCCCTCGGTCTCCGCAAGCTCTCGCTGCAAATCGCCGCGCGTCGTCATCGTCGAGGCCTCTCCCGGTCGAGCAACCACCCGTACTCGCTCCGCGCGTCCCGCGCTGCCCCCTCGACCTTGTGACGCAACGCGGCAAGGGACCACGCCGGCTGACACCGCGGGTTGAACTCGCCCGCCAGGAGCGCGAGGGCGTCGGCCTCGCTCAGACAGAACCCGCGGACCATCGCCAGCGCCGCACGCCACAGTGCGTCATGCCCGCCCGATCCGCTGATGCTCGGGTCGAGGCGCGCGAGGTACCGGCTCGCCCGGTCGACCGATGAGGCGTTCTCGCGCGGCAGGTGTGGCGGAATGGTCGCCGCGGCAGCGACGTGGCGAGCCATCTCAAGCGCCCACCCGGGAAGATCCGCGAGCGGCGTCTCACTGGGGCGGGCCCGCGGGTGCCACCGGTACCGCTGGCCCGACGGGTGCACCGAGGGAGCCACCACGATGTACCCGCCGTCCCCCTTCAGGTCGAGCCCGGGCGCCAACTTGGCCCGCAGCCGCAGCACCTCGCCCGTCACGGGGTCCACGGGGGCACGGAAGACGAAGTGCGCGCCCCCGCCGCCCGTCTCGGCCGTGGGCGTGTGCGGAAGCGCGCCGTGCGCGCGCACGAACTCTTCGAGGACCACGTCCCCACCGTTGCGCGGGTCGACGTCCAGCACGAGCAGCCCGCTCGGCCCGCACGCGAGCCCGATCCCAAGCTCCGGCCGGCTCGCCCACCACGCACGAAGCTGGGCCTCGTCCCGACTCGCATCCTTGACGCCGTGCGGCACGAGGGACCCTTCGGGGGTCTTCTGCCCCGCGGCGAGCGGGAACGTCCACCAGCCGATCCGCGCCGCCGCGAGCGCGTACGAGAGCGGCTCGGCCCGCGCCGCCCGGTCAAGTTCGTGCCGCGCTGCGGGCGTGTGTCGCTGGTGCTGGCCCCGGAGCGTCACGTGCCCACCATGACGCGTCGCACCACGTCCTCGACCGAGTCCACCCCCGCCCTCACGAGCAGGTACGTCCCCCCCGCCTGCTCGACGGCGCGCGCGCGGCAGACCTGCGCCTCGCTCTGCGCGCCATTCGCTTTGCATTCGATCTCGATGTAGCGCCCCCTCGCGCACACCACGAGGTCTCCGGAGCCGAGGCCGAGCCCATACCGCGTGCGCGCGCCGTTCCGCCACGTGGCGACGCCCACGTTGTTCCGGCTGACGAGGGCGCCGTGGACACGGAGCGCGTCAGCAACGGCCTCCTGGTAGTCTCGCTCGATGTGCTGGCGTGGCTTGCGGGGTGCTGCGGGTCGCGTGCGCGTGGCCATCAGAAGGGTGTCTCCTCGTCGGGTGGGGGCGGGGGTAGGGCTGCGAGGCGGGCGCGATGTGCGCGGAGGCCCTCCTCGCTTGACGGCAGACCCTCGTCACGTCGCGCGGCGGCGCGAGCGCGCCGTCGCTCTCGGGAGGCGACGACGCACTCCGCGC